GAAGACGGCATACGAGATATCGTGGTGACTGGAGTTCAGACGTGTGCTCTTCCGATCTTAGGGTATCCCCCTCTTGAACCGTGTAAGTCCTAGTTGACGCTGGTGCTGCCGGTGCTGGAACCGCAGGGCGAGGTTCAGGGATTTGGCCAGTATAAACAGAACGCAAATCCCGATACATATAGTTGGAATCCACTCGACCACTGATACCGCCAACAACTCCGTCACTAGTAAACTGCCAAATATCTGTTGGAACAGAACAAGCAGCTACCTGCCACTGAGCTACCCAATTCGTATATTGGGATAAGTCACCCATATTCTGGAACCAGTACAGGCTCGCATACACACCAGCCCAGTAACCAGCGGCTTCTACATTGTCACAAAACAGTTGACAAATAGCCGTAGAAGTTTCCCAGCTCACACCTCCATTGTTGGCTTTCCAACCGTCCGCATCTTCCATGTCAATGTAGAGAGGCATAGAAGGATGAAATTGCCGGACAAAATTCAAAAAGGCATTGACCTCAGCTTGTGCTTCTCCCAAATTTCGAGCATAGCTATAATGGTAAAATCCGTACGGAATGCCAACCCGCTCACATTCAGATGCATTTCGCCGTGCACACAGGTCTTCCGCAAAGCTACCCCAAGACGAACGAATAATGACAAAGTCAACATTGTTTTTCAACTGATCAAAATCAATAAAACCATTGTGTTCGCTGATATCTACTCCAAATAATGCCATCTTATTTTTCCTCCGATTTTAATTGTTTCAAAGTTTGTTTGAGTTTCTCTGGAACTGGCAGACCAATCCGTGCTGCATTTTCTATAATACTGAGCCCCTCGTTAGACAAGTAATAGAAAATAATAGCGGTTCGGATGATGCCTCCCTGTTTCAAGATATGAGTATCAATAATCTGCCCCATAGCCACTAACATCAAAATGACAACTTTTTTAAACAGTCCTCGAAAACCAACTGCACTGGATAGCTTCTTTTCAACAACTGCTGCCATCAATCCACTGATATAATCAATAGATATAAAGACAATCAAGGCAAAAATAAAACCATCCCAATCGCCAAAAACACTTCCTAAAAGTCCTCCTACCGTAGTAAATAGTACTTTATTCGCAAAAACTAACTGCTTCATGATGCATTTTCCTTTCTATGCGGTTCACTCCAGTCGGGATTTCCCTTTTCATCAAATTGCATGATATAAAAGTTTTTATGGAATAACTCAGACAAATTCATGGTAGGGACTGTCGCCCCCCACTGAGTCAAAGCTCCCACTGTTTCAATTTCCATCAATTGACGTCGACCTTCTTTAATCACGGGACGCTTTTGTACTTCTCGGTACATATAAAAATCCTCCCCCTCATTCTTGCAGCGAATGAACTCACCATTCTCGCACATATAAGTGAGTGCCGCCACCAAATCAAAAGGTTCTATAATTCTACTTAGATCAGGTAGTAATTCCTTTTCTTCCATCTTTCTTTCCTCCATCTATTTTTAATGGTGTAGTCGCTTCTTTGAGATTAGCTTCCAATTCTTCTTTCTTCTGAAGGAGAACTTGGTAAGCTTCCTCTTTATGCGTCAATTGAATGGCTAAGAGGTTCTTTGATGTCACCTCATCAGCAAGCTTTCTGCTCAGCTCTTCAATGGTTAAACGAAGAGCCTGATTGACTTCTTCTGGTTTCATTTGTTTCCTTTCTTATAAACGTCCCACTAAGCTTCTGGTATCCCACCAAGCTGGATGCCCTTCACCATGATTAGCCCGATACTCATAAAGTACTCCAATGCTATTAGACAAGCGTTGGAGAATCTCATGGAGTGAGACATAATTTCCACTTGTATCTAAATAAAGCCAAACGTCCCCAACATTAATAGTCGAGTCTCGTCTATCCTGTTTTCTGCTTGGACGGAGCTGAAGCTTTCCTGTTGTTGTCATAACCCAACCATCTTTATTATCATAGGCAGAACTGGCAAAGGACAATTCATCTCCAACTATATCAAGTGAGTCAACATTAACCCCATTCCAAGCCCGAATACCGACAAAGCCACCATCATTAGAGCTTTCATTGCCATAGCGATTAGACCCAATGACCGTCACACCAGCCCTTCCCTTACCATCGACATTTCCTGTCGCAAACTTAATGAACTGGGTTGGATAACCAGCTAGAACTCGTTTCAAGGCAGCTTGGTCTGTATAATACAAAATTTGACCCGCATTGAGACTGATTTCCATAGCTCGGTTAATGGCTGTTAGGATACCACCTGATATCTTGTTCGCAGATAAAGTTACAGACTGCACCTGGCTGATGAAGGCATGATTTGAGAAAAGTTTCCTCAAGTAAGCTTCGGTCGCAGATAACTTGTTAAACAAGGCATCATCTACTTTCAGTTTCTCAGCCGTTACTGCTTCTGCACTTAAGATTGCGGTGGTGACTGATCCCGATTCAAAGTTGGCTGTCTTTAACTTATCCACCATGGCAGACTTAATCACAGCATGGTCAATCCACGTTTCACCAGTAATATGAGTAAGTCGTCCATGAATCCAATTCCGACCGTCTGCTAGAAGATTAATACTGTTTAAAACTCTACCACTAGAAGTCAAATGCTGAACCGACCAACTGTTTGCGAGCTGAGTTTGAACAGTAGAAACTCTCTGGGTCAAATCCGTCACCTTGGTCACATAGGAAGAATCTGTCAGGACAATCTGGGCCAAGTTATGTTTGACACTGTCTTCCTTTGAGCCAATGAGCCGTGAGTACAGATTAACTGTTTCCTGAACCTTTTGAAAATCACTGCTGTTGGTCTTGCCATTGACTGTCTGCAAAATTTCTGAAAAGCGTCCCTCCACTGTTTGAGAATAGGAGGCAATCTTGGTTTCTGTGTACTGCCGGTCATCCTCTGGAGCTGGACTCGGTGTCGTCGCAATTGTCCCATCTTCCAATTGTGGATCCCGAATATAAAGAACATCACCAACAAGCCAGCCATTCGAATAACATACCCAGGACCAATATCTCTCAAACTTCACGGTAAAAGGATGAACAAACCGATGCCATTCAGTTTGAAGTGTCACGGTTGAAACACCACCGGTCTCAAAACCAAACCGAACAACTACCGACCGACTCGCTTTCATGTCGGCCGAATAGACCATTTTCTTCCCTTGCCATTCAGCCCCCCTTAAATCAAAAATGGGCTTATGAAAGCCACCATTCCCTGCTTTGGTACAAGTAGCTTTGAGATAGTATCCACTTTTGGCATTCGTATCCGGTACCCGTTCAAACTTCCATTCTGATACATTAGACGAGAGGGGCAACAGACCATCAAAATCATAATGACGAATGTAGTTGCGCCCACCAATTTGCAAACTCTCAAAGCGACGATTTAAGCCTTTCACATCTTCTGAATAGGAGGCTTTTGCGACATAGTCCTTGGCTACTTGCTCTCGGACAGTTCTGGCCTGATTGGCTGTTTCCGTCCGTACATACTGCTCCAGTCGTTCCCGCCGTTCACCATCTTTTGAAACATACTCCTGAACCTGTTGGAGAGTTGTTTCAAGACCGGATAGAGTTTGCTTGACTTCTATCTTACTGACAAAAGTGCCCATTTTCTGAAGAATTTTTGTTTGAAAAACTTTCAAGTCTGCTGTTGTTTGATTCGTTACTTCTTGGACATTGTTCAGAGCTTTCTGAGTGGCTCCTGTCTTGCCTAAGGCTTCTTCCGTCTTTTGAGTAATCGTATGAAGAGTCGACTCTGTCGATTTCGTAAAAGCAGTAAACGAACTCTGAATCTGATCACGAGTCTGAGCTGCAATTTCCTCTGCCTTTGCTTTTGCCTTTTCAATGCCATCTAATACCTTACTCTCTTGCTTCTCAAAAGCAGCATCAAAGGCCCTATTGGCATTTTCTAAAGCTCGTTCAACCATCAAATCATGGCTGCCTTGAGCAAGGGTTAAGATGGAATGAGCTGCAGCCGTCAATTTTGAAGAGGTATTATGGCCACCTTCTCTGACTTTATCGTCAAAGGTCAATGAGAAATATTCTTTAGTCAGTGCATCGTATTCATAAGCCACGGCTTGCTTTAACAAATCCACATAATGCTTTCGGCTTTTTAGAGTGACCCAGTCTCCCAAATGAACCGTTTGACCATCTAGCTCATAGGCTTCTATCACAATGGCATCCTGCTCTCGGTCAATCTTATCATGATAGAATTTACTCTCACCCCATTTTCGCAATTCTTCAAGGGTTTTAAGATTGTTATTCGTGAACTCTTTTTCATTGATGTAGGGATAAGCATCAAGCAAAGGACTGTCAATAGTCACGGTTAACGTCTTCTCTTCTTTAGCTCCTTCTGGTTTAAAGGTCGAATGAACATGGATACGTGTCACTACAGTTTGCGAACTTCTATTCCGTTTGTAGGATTTCAGGTTCTGATGAGTCGTAATAATGACACCACGATTCTCTCCTCGGTGCTCTTGAATAGAGAATAAGAAATTATCTCGAGTGACCTCACCTTCCCAGGTTCCAACAATGGAATGCGCTCCATCTAGCAGTACACTGTATAGTGTTGTTGTCTCTTTGGTATTGAAATCCCTGTGCTTTACGATATCACTGGTAAAAGAGAAAGGACTAAGACTAGTTTTGGCTGCCTGAACCATACTGGATAAGGCCGTCATACATCCGACCTGAGAATTTCCAATTGGCTTAATGGAATGCTGCATGACATCATCCGTAATGTGATAGCATAGTACCTCCACATGTTCATCCATCTCAACTGGTTTCTTAATCCGAAACAGCTGTTCTCCCAGTTCAGGTACAGGAGCCTTAATGAGTTTATCTACCTTCAACTGACGATAAAGATGGCTGTCCGTTATAGGATACTTGAGGGTTAAGGTAAAATCTCCATTCAAGGTTTCCTTTACCCTAGCAGATACCGCTTCATAAAGGGGGATACCGTTCCATTTAACTGTTTGTACTTCCTTATCCAATAGATCGGAAGAGCACACGTCTGAACTCCAGT